CTCTCCATCGTTGGTGCTACCGGCACTGGTAAAACCGTTGCTGCTGTCTGGCACCTTTCGATGAGGGATTATTTGCATCGTCCGTGGATTGTCTACAACTGGAAAGGCGATAAGAACATCGATGGAATACCGGGTAAAATTGATATCGGAGTTGATGAGATTCCTATAAGGCCCGGAGTGTACGTGGTTCATCCCCACCCGTCACAGCAGGAAGAAGTCGAACAGCAAATGTGGTCGATTTGGGATAAACAGGGAATAGGAGTCTATGTTGATGAAGGATATATGGTTGGAAAAAACAATCCCGCTTTTCGCTCCCTTCTTACTCAAGGACGTTCACGCGAAATTCCAATCATTACTCTTAGCCAGCGCCCTGTGTGGATGGATCGTTTCGTTTTTACAGAGTCTGAGTTTTTTCAGGTCTTCCGGCTACAGCATAAAGATGATAGGACAACGGTTGAAAAATTTGTTCCTGCTGATTTGTCTAAACGTCTTCCTCAGCATCACTCTTATTACTATGACGTTAACGCGGATACTCTTACGCCTTTGAAGCCAGTTCCACCCATCGAGGAAATCTATCCTACATTTGCATCACGATTGCGGCGCGTAAAAAAGGTCTTCTAATGCGAACGCCTGAATGTGTGTGTGGAACCTGTGAAAAATGCAAGCGGCGGACCACCGCGCGACGGCGCGAACGTTTCAAACAAATCTTCGATTCCGACGATTCGTATTTTTCTTCGCCCTATCAATCAACTCTTAATCCCTCTATTCTCAATCAGATAGCAAATGGCCGGATGGCCAAATGCGGACGTGTTCCTCCAAAACCAGCGTTATCCTGATTTTAGGGGAAAACCAACTTGGCTGATTCGACGAACATTATCAGTTGGACGCCTGCTAATTGGATAACCGTAGTGCTCATGGTGGCGATTGGTTTCGCTATCCTCGGCGCGGCGGCACGCATCTATCAGCAGCGTAAGGGGGCGTAAGGTGCTCGATAAGGTTATCAACACCGAATTGCTCTCGCATCCGTTGAACTGGGTCATCATCCTTTTAATGGTGATGATTTTTGGCATCGGATTGCATCTGGTTTTGGACTACTACAACATCAGTCCGGGAAAGTGAACTCCAAACAGTCTGCGTTAAGAGAGGGCACAAAATGGCAGGACCACAACAGCAGGTTTCAGCGTCACAGCTTAATAGCGCGGCGCGATATGCAATCAAGGCGCGCGGTGTTCGAATGCTGCAACAGATTTTCGCGCAAACGATCACACCAGCGAATCAGCCAACAGTTACGGTCAATCCGCGCAACGTCGGATTGATTAACGGTTTTTGGATCAAGGTCGTGGCTGTTTTGAATAATGGTTCAGGTGAAACGGCGAACCTTACCGATTTTGGACCCGCCAATATTCTCAGCCAGATTCAATTCAACGATCTGTCGAACAACACGCGCATTCAAACGACCGGATGGCATCTGGCGTTTATCAACGCATGGAAATCCCGCCGCGCATTTTTGTCGGCCCTTGTGGGCGCTGGTGGAACGAACACTGGTTTACAGACAAGCGCTTTGCAGGCTGCGTTCGACGATCCGATTAACTTCGGTTCGAATTGGACACTGAACTCCGCTCCCGCCACGATTGCCAATGATGCGGCATCCGGCGCGAGCACTTGCACTATGTGGTATTGGGTGCCTCTCGCTTATAACCCTGACAATCCGCAGGCTCCCGACTTGCGCGGCGCGGTTTATGCGAACGTGGTCAACGCAACAATGCAATTGTTTTTGAGTTTTGCTGGAACCTTCGGTTCTTCCGTTTGTGCTGCAAATGGTGCCGATTCCACTTCCTCGATTTACGTTCAGGCTGCGGGCGGTGGTACTGCGTCGGCCATGACCATGACTTCTGCGACGGTGACGGTTTATCAGGATTATTGGGACCAGATTCCCGTCGGCCCGCAAGGCCTCCTTTTGCCCGTGCTCGATTTGAGCACCATTTATGAGTTGAAGTATACCAACGTGAATAACATCACGGCTGGAATCGACTTCCCTTATCAGTACGCAAATTTCCGTGACTTTCTCTCGACCATCGTCGTTTACGTCAACAACGGTACGACCGGCGCTCGTGGTGTTGGTGCCGACATAAATACGTGGGCCTTGCAGTCCGCCAACTTTACGAACATCTGGAAAGTTGAGCCCGCGTTGATTGCTGGGTTCAGCCGAAACCATATTGGCGTTGATTTCCCGCCCGGAGTTGCGTTCTTCGATTCGCGCACCAAACCGATTTCGACAACGCAGTACGGCAACATGCAGCTTGTTTTGAATGCGGCGGCTGCATCAAACAATCCTTATATGTTGGTTGCTGTTGAGGATTTCTCAATCGTCCAACAGTTGTCAATGGCTGGTTCGCTCGCTGCATCGTAATCCGCAACGGTGTCAGCTTGCAGCGTGGGGAGCGGGGAAACCCGCTCCCGTTTTCAAAGGAGAATTTCATGAAGCGAAAGTTTTGGTTAACATTAGGATTGTTTTTCACGGTTGCGGTTGTTTGGCTTTTGGCAGTAGCGCCCGCAGGAACGTATAATGGTCAAACCATTTTCACGTTGACCGCGCCCACTGCATCGGCGTGTGGGACTTCGCCTACTGTTAATGCACTGGCAAATATCAATGGCGCGACAATCACCGTTGGGGCGGCTAAAACTACCACGGGTGGATTTGGCAATCCCGGCCCGACGACTGTTCCAGTAACGCAATGCACTGTTGCTTTCAACGTAACGTTTACTGATGCTCCGAATATCGTTGCCGTAGCACAGCGTAACGGCTTGAATGTCTATGTTTTGTCAGTAACGACTACCGGCGCAACATTCGTTTTCGATAGCAATGCGGCGGGTGCAAAATTTTCATATCTCGCTTTCTAGGAGTTTCGGCAATGACGGATGACACGAAACAGAACGGTCTATTCGGTAGTGTTGTGAATTGGTTCGCGCATCCGTTTACCTCGCAAGGTAGCGCCCTAAATTGGGTCTTGTTTGTGGGCCTACTGGTCATTGCCGCGTGGTTTTGGAATCACGTTTTACTGCAAATAAATCAAGAGATTTAGGAGAGGAGAAAACATATGCAAGGATGGCATTGGGGAATGATTCTTGGACTCGTTATCGCTTACTTGGTGGGCGTAAAGTTTCCGGGCGTCGGCCAGAAACTCTTTTCGTCTGTTGGGATGTAGAGTGGCTGGCAGAAGCCAGCCGTTTACGATTCGGGAGATTTTCATGGACGAAAAAGAAAAACCGATTACCGACAAGGAAAATTTTCCGTCTGAAGACAAACAGACGGTTTTTCTTGTTTCGCGGCCTGATTACCGTGACGGCTACCTTGACGGGTATAAGAGTTGCCTTACGCTTTTAATGTCGTTTTTGTTGCTCGCAATGATTATCGACATTTTCAAACGATAGCGTATATGGTACCTCAAACATCAGTCATCGCTTTCGCACTGATAATCGGATTCATCGTTTTCATCACGGTACGTGGGGAACTTCCAAAGTACCTTGCAGTTGTAGGGCTAAGTAAAGGGTCATAAATGGCGTTCCTGAAAAAATACGGACTACTTATCGGTGGCGCTGTCATCGTTATAGTGGTCGTGTATCTCGTGTTGAAAAATAGCGCGAGTAATTCAGCGAACGCCAGCAATCAAACTGACGCGTCTTTGGTTGCCGCTTTGCAGGCGCAGCAGGAGGAGCAATCGTTAGCAGCATTGGGTCTTGGTGGGAGTGCCGGGGCTGCGAATCTAAGCACATCATCGAGTCCCACGACAGCGACTCCTCCGGCGGCCGCAACGGCAGCAGCTACACCAGTAGCGACTACTCCGGCACTAGCGGCTACTCCGGCACTAGCGGCTACTCCGGCAGCGGCGGCTACATCAATCACACCAAACTTACCGACTATTCCGCAATCGGAAACTACTGATCCATTAGGACTTGGTCCCAGTGCGGCCTATCTGAATACGACAGTTTCCGCAGCGCCCACAACAGATGCAACAGCGACCACGCCAAGTCCAACACTTACTAATTTGGGTGCGGGTTTCGTTGCGCGACCCGCGCGACCAGTTGCGCTCCTCCCAAAAAACAATCTAATGCCTGTAGGAGGTAGAGCATAATGGCTTTTGCTCTCCTCATTATCGGTGTAGTTTTGCTCACAGCCGGTGTTCGCGATTCTCAGAGCGATTTATATAAGCTCGTTCACGGTGACTTCACTGGAGACGTGAACTTTTTCTATTGGTTTATTTCCATACTTTTGATCGGGGCAATCGGGTACATTCCTAAACTGAGGCCAATTAGCACGGCATTTTTGGTGCTCTTGGTTTTGGTTTTGTTTCTCAGTAAAGGTTCGGCTGGTGGTGGAAATTTCTTCCAGACTTTTACAACTGCTTTGGGCACCACGCAAACGGCTGGTAATGCTAGTGTCCCATCGAGCACACCTTCAATCCAAACCTTGCAGACAAGTGCTAACCAACAGCTTCAAACGATTCAACAACAATTGAGTCAGAACTTAGCGCAATCGGCGGCTGCTTTGTCGCAGGATATTTCACAGTAGGAGAAAAGCATGAGTGAACAATTGATTTCGAGCGTAACGACCGTTTTACTTGCCATTGTGGGAGTAGCAATCATCGCCGTTTTGGTGAGCAAAAATGCGAACACTACCGGGGTAATTGGTGCTGGCGGTAGTGCATTCTCGCAAAGTCTTGGAACGGCTTTGGGGCCTGTTACATCAGGCTTCGGTTTTCAGGGCGGTGGTAGCGCTGTAATCTAGGGTGGCCATGGACGACAAACTTTTAACCGGTCTGATTTCGATCATTACGGCGATCATTGGAGTTGCTATCATCGCTGTGATAGTCGGCAAGAACGCTCAAACTGCCAGTGTTTTGACGGCGGGAGGTAATGCGTTGTCAGGCATCTTGAAAACAGCGGTCGGTCCTGTCTCTTAAGATATGATAGATCGCTTTGCGATCTAACCTACTAGCGTATTTATGGACGACAAATTGATTACCGGAATTGTGAGCGTCCTGCTGGCTATCGTCGGTGTTGCCGTGATAGCAGTCCTCGTTTCCAATAAGGCTCAAACAGGGAGTGTGTTGGGGGCGGGTGGAAATTCAATCTCGAATTTCCTGTGTGTAGCTCTTAGTCCGGTAACAGGTAGTCAATGTGGAGGCGGGTCACTGATTCCGTCAGTGTCAAGTACAATCAGCTTTCCAACGATAGGTTAAATCATGAGTTTTCCGGCACTTCGTAAACGCGTTGCTTCACAGCCTGTGGTATCGGCAGACCTGTCGGCTGCCCATGGAACTACTGGCGTAAGATTGCAGCCACAATTACCGCAGGGAAAACCTAGCGGCGGACTGTCGCGAATTATCGCTGGATTGTTTGGAGTCCAGAATTCACCCGCTGCTAATCTTAGCTCGGAAGTTGCAGTGCCCGGTAAGAAGGGATTTTATCATTATCACGAGGGTGATCTTTTTACACCGGGCGCAGAGAATTATGTTTTCGAGCCAACGCGCGAACTACCGTTGCAGACACTTTGGGGCGATGCTTTTTTGAGGAAGCCAAATACTTTCGCGGTCGTTCAACCGCCCCAAGTGTACAGTAACCCCACCGTAACCTATGCTGGTATCGGTGGACTCATTGCTGGCCAGATGGCTTTTACGCCACTGGATACTGAAGGTGAGTAAAATGTGTTTATGGGAGTGCGGAAAAGGGTTATGCACTTTACGCCTGAGTTGCTTAGCGTGATTATTACCATGGTGGGATCTGTTGTTGCAGGTTTGATGCGTTTTGCATCGTTGGAAACCCGCATCAATAATCTTGAAACCATGACAGGTAAGTTGGATCGTATCGCGGAATCAGTTGCGCGAATTGAAGGGAAATTGGAGAGCCATGCTTGATTGGATAAAAGAGCATCCTTATATAGCGGGCGGATTGGCGCTTGGCGCTGTCGTTCTGCTTCTGATCCTTCGCAGCGGGGGTAGCTCGCAAGCAGCGGCTGGTGGTGGTGGAGTTGCCGGTACCGGCCTGTCATCGTCCGACTATGCCAGCTTGCAGGCGGCCCAATTGCAGACCGGGGCGCAGTTGCAGGAGCAACAAACGCAATCCAACACTCTGATATCGCAGTATAACGCTCAAGTGGCCGCAACACAAATAGCAGCTCAGGCGCAAGTTACCGAGGCCCAACTATCTCAGCAGGCCCAATTACAGGCTACCTTGACAGGTGGTCGAGTTTCGGAAAATACTAACCAATATGCCTATGAAACAGCTGTGGCACAAATCGGCGGGCAGACTAAGTTGGGTCAGATACAAGCTACCGAATCAGAGCAAGCAAATACGACGCAGGCTCAAACGCTTGAGGCGGAATATCAAAGCGCGGTCCAATCTCAGCAGATAATTTCGCAAGCCCAAACTACTCAGGCCCAAGTTAACGCGACGACACAACAGCAGATTGCGACTGAGGCGGCTAACGTCGCAATTGCAGGTATCACTGTTCCAGCCCAAGTTCAGGAAGCGCAAATTACTGCGACCGCTGGAACCGAGAGCAATGCTATCGCGGCGCAAAGCAATATTGACGCTGCTGAATTGGCTTATGAAACTCAGCTTGGCTTGGCGACAGCGGCTAACACTGGCGCTGTTCAAACAGGCATTTTGAATCTTGCCAAATCCGGTCAGTTACAGAATGCGCCCGGACAGGGTGGGGCTTATCAAACCTCAGTTTTGAATACTCTGCTTGGAGCAGGTCAAACACCCATTAATGTGACGCAGCCGAATCCAAGCTTTAATATTTCGATTCCCGGACTCGGGTCAGTAGGAGCGAGTGGCTTATGAAGATAGAAAAACTTTTTCTTCCCTTGTTTGTGTTTGCAGCGGTTGTGACAGTTTACCTGCTTTTCAAAAATCAGGAAAACTTACCCACTCAAGTTGTGGTGCCGAACACTGCATCAAGTGGTGTACCCAGCTCTTACACACAATCTGGAGTGGTGCAGCCAGCCGTCTACAATGTTCCACCAATTTCGGCTGTTTCGACTCCACCGCCTACTTTGTTGTCTTCAAATCCGCAAAGCGTAGCGCCCGCTGGCGGTGGTCCTCAACAGGTGCCCGCTTATTTGACATTCAACTTAGGTCCGCAGAGCGATCTTAACAAACAGCCCGCATCACAGGGGGCCGCAACCACGTCAAGTGGATGCGGCGGTTGCTCCGGCAAGAAAACAAAGCAGTGTGTGACGTGTAAATCAAAAAACTCATTTACTGATGGAAATTCGCCTACACCCATGGCAAGTTCGAGGGCAAAGGCTATCAACTGTCAGCCTGATGATGCATGGATAGCGCCATGGAAAAACGTTATGGATTATCTCAAGTCCACCGACGTTAGCGGTATCCCTTCGATTGCTGGCTATCAGCCATCAGGCGAACTTGGTACGGGTCCGACGAACGGTACACCGTGGGCGCTTCCTCAAGGTGCCCTTACTGTGATACACTAGGGAGTTATGGACCCACGTTCTTATCTTCTTGCTGCGTGCATGGCTCACATGGAGGGTTATTATTCCACCAATACCCTTGCATTCAAAAATAACAATCCCGGCAACATCGAAAAACCGGGTGGTGGATTTCAGGTGTATCCTTCGAAGGTGAATGGCTTCATCGCTTTGGTTTGGGATATTGAAGCCAATCGTGGTAAGACCCTTCGGGCTTTCATTGCAAAGTACGCACCACCGAATGAAAACAATACCTCGCTCTATTTACAGGTCGTTTCGACTCTCAGCGGAATCGGTGAGGACGAGATACTGTGAGTCTTTTTAGCACAGATTTACAGAGTCTGGAAACGCTTGCCGGTAATGGTCTTGAACTCCCGGCTATGAGCGTTGCGCCTGTGAGCGCAACGCCGTCTTCAACGCCTTCGACTCCCACAACTTCCAATGCTCCATCGACTTCAACACCTTCATCGGGCGGTTTTTCGAGCCTGCTCAATCTTGGCAGGTTTGTTGCTATTGCTTTGGGTCTTATCGCTATTGCTGGTTCAATTTTCCTGTTCAAAAGTCCTGAAGTTTTGCAGGCTGGTGTGAAAGCGGCAAAAACGGGAGCACTGGCATGATTAACATAACCCAAGTCGCAGCGGGTACCACTATTGCGGTGAATCTGCTGGAAATCAAAGCTAATATTCATCGCGTTCATGTGGCGCAGCAGAAAACCGTCGTTGTCGGCAAGAAAATCCTAAAGAAAGTGAAGGGCAAGTAAATGGACGTTACAAACGAACATGGTATTTTTATTGGAACGCCAATGGCTCCTTCATCGTTCAGGCGTTCTGGCATTTATGATAATGTCTTACGAAAGGAGGTTAAAAATATGAGTCCATCGACTACGAATATGACTCCATCGACTACGGTTTCAACTCCGACTCCGTCTACTCCGGCTCCGGCTCCGTCAGCGGCTACTCCGGCTGCTCCGGCTCCGGCTCCGGCAGCTCCAGTACAGTCCGAAGCATCCAAAATTATTGGATTGCTTTTCACGGCTGGTGTTGGTGCCGCTGCTATCTTCGTTAAGAATCCGAATCATCAGCAGACGGCGGCAAACATCATCACGGTTTTACAGGATCTTTTGCCTGAACTTGAAGCTTTGCTGTAAGCGCTCTCCACCCATAAGGAGAAAAAGAAACGCCCGCAACGGCTGATAACCGGGCGGGCGTTTCTTCGCCATTCGGCTGATGTTTCTTATTTCCCGCGCAAAGCGATAAGGGCTTTTCGATTCTTATCAATCTCGGCTTTATGCAGCCTGATCTTATCGGCTCGCTCTTTTTTCGTCTGCAATTCTTTGATTCGTTGATCGATTGATTTTGCTGCCATGGCTCCTCATTGTGAAAAAGGCCCATCATATTGACTGGGCCATTTTCCTTTTGGTGGGATTGGTTTACTTCTTGGCCGCTTTGCTGGGCTTTTCCGACTCAGTTGCGGGCGCTTCAATCTGCTTGTAACCGGATACGCCCGGTAATATTGCAATCAGGTCGGAAAGCGTGTCTTCTTCAGCCGTCATGGGAATCAAACTGGTTGCCTGATAGCTGTACCCGATTGGATTCGTGGCTTTCACACTGGCAATGCGGAATGCGAATTTGACGTTTCCCCCTTCAGCCGTCAGACCGCGTACAGCGCCCTCCACGACTTCCTGAATACCGGATGGCAGAAACAGCTTACCGGAGCGGAATGACTGGCCTGTGGCGAGATTGGTGCCTCGGAACGATCCAATCAGAGCACACCAAAGCTTGCTATCATTCCCTTCGCCCATTTTGTATCCGACCGCCTTGCCAGCGATGATGCAAAGATCGTTCGGTTTCGAGTCGTCCGCCGGTAAGCCACCAGTCGGCTTGCAACCAAGCGTTTTCACGCTCATTTTAGTGATGAGTGCTTCGTTCTGTGTTTGCGTTTGTTCGGACATGTTAACTTTTCCTTGTGTG